ACCTTCAAGTGCATCATCAACTTCTTTCTTAGATGCAAGGTTACCAATTGAATCAATGATAATCATTACTCTATCATTACGATCAATACCTTCCAACTGTTTCATTATGTCGAATTTGAGTTGTTCAATATCTGTAAGAGGAGTATGGAGCACCCGCTCTGCGTCAATGCCAAAAGTATCAAAATAAGACTGCGGAGTACCAAACTCTGAATCGTAGAAGATAAGAACTGCTTCATCGTATTTGTCCATGTAAGATTTAGCCATCAACAAACTAAATGCAGTCTTAAAGTGCTTTGATGGACCAGCCCACATTGTAAGACCAGGCGTTAGACCGCCTTCTAATTTACCAGATAGAGCAACATTCACCATAGGAATGGATGTTGGTATCATATCTTTTTCAGTAAAGAATTTTGATTTAGATAGAATTGCACTATCTTTAATCGTAGAATTCTTTTTAATTTTGTCCAATAAACTCATAATTATCCTTTAGAAAAAATCTGCCAGGGAACTTGTCTTCTCAACTTGCCAATCAATACAATCTAAAATGATTTTGATTGGGTCAAGAAACGCTTTCTCAAATTGTAACTCATAATCAATGTAATTGTCAAGTCCAAATTCAGTAGGCAGGCGTGATGGATACGATATTACCGTATCATTGATTGGATTCGGTTGAATCAAGTAGGTAAATTTTAGTTTCTCGCCTTCTTGAACCTTAGGGTACTTGTTTGTTAAATTATGTTTATTCAACAGGTAATTATACAACAAAGCACCCTTAACGTGAATCGGTGTACCCTTAGTATATATTTGCGCTTTGTCTGTGTATGTCTTCAAACCATTGACCGAACGAGGAAAAGATATTTCTTCAATCGGTAATGTTCTAAACTCTTTACGGAAGTCTGCAATGAATTCTTGCACATCATCTTCGGTACCAGTTACCATCAACTTGATAACTTGTTTCATCTTATCACGGATGGAAGATGGAGTAGAAGACTTCACCATTTCAAGACCCATGACTTTCATCTGAGGCTCGGCATACTGAACACCTTCGTTGTTGTACACATTCAGAATGTATCGTTTCTTTGCTGTCCAGATACCTTTGTTGGACAAGCCTTCACGTTTCATTTGCATTTTTTGGGAATATGCGTTGACATACGTAGCAAGTTCTTGATAAGAATTATCAATGTATGGTTGAATCTTATCTTCACAGACACGGTCCATGAAGGAGATAAGTTGGTTAACATCCGTTTTCTTTGAATACACTTTATCAACCAACTCACCAAGGCGGAGATAAATTGAATCTGTGTCTGAGGCAATAACATAATCTACACCATTCGTTTTTAACAAGTCATTCATATACTTATTAATCTTTTCTTCAATCCAACGAATTGAAAGCTGACCTGCGGAAGTAACACCAAGTGCTAGGCGTAAATCATAGAAACGGAAGTATTGTGAACCCATCGCACCATAAGCAGAATTCAATGAAACTTTCTTAGCCAGTTGCAGGTTGTCATACCGAGCAATCTTCTTTTTCAATTCATACTTCTTATTGGCATCTGTTTCTTTTTCGTATTCCTGTTTAGCCGAAATCATCATCTTCTTAAACTTCTTTCGGTCTTCATACATTTCTTCCAACATCTTGGGCAAGAAGCCTTGCTTGTCAGTACGGAAGAATTGACCATTCGGTGTAATAGTTACACCTTGTAGTTTTGAAGTATCAACTTCTTTGCCTAACATCTTATCAACATTAACACCATCAGAAATAATTTGACGCATGTTGGCATCATAATCACCAACTTCAACAATTGTTTCTGGTGAAATGTTGTACTGCATCATCAAGTGAGGATACAAAGAATTCAAGTCAAACGATGCAACATAATTATGCACACCAACTTGTGGATCTTTTACATAAGCACCTTCAAAAGCACCATCTTTAACGCTTGTCTCATTAGGAGGCACAACGATGTTTCGTTCAAGCAAATAGTTATAGATGATAGCATCCCACATCCTAGTTTGTGTAAACACATCACCATAGTTAGACTTGGTGTCATATGAAAGGGTCAAAGATAATTCAATCAGCTTTAACTTAGCTTCCAATTCAACAATCAATTCAACGTCAACAATGTTATACTCAATAAACTTTTGATAGTTTAACTTATACAATTGGTGCAAGTTTTCAAATTCATCATAAGAAAGTTTTTTCTTGCCCAACTCAATGTTAGCAATATTGTCCAAGCGATATGAATCTTGTGACTTACCACCAGGAGCAAACCATTTGTATAATTCAATGTAGTCTAGTGATGAAATACCATAAATTTCATACGAGATTAATTCACGACCTTTGATGTTGGACTTGCGCTCCTGTACGATTCCCCATGGTGAAAGATACTTCATTTCATCTTCACCAAGAATCTTAACAAAACGATTAATCAAATATGGAATATCAAAGAAGCGAGTGTTCCAACCAGTAATGATATCTGGCGTATTGTATTTCCAATCATCTAGGAATCTTTTGCAAAGGTCATATTCATCTCTGCACTTTATGTAAGTAACATCATCACGGTTGTTATTAAAACTGCCGCAACCATATACTTTCATATCACCATCAAGTGTCTTTACGGCAATCGCTGTGATTGGCTCATTTGCTTTGTATGGGTCAGGAAAGCCATTCTCTGAGCCGACTTCAATATCAATGACTGCGATATTAATTTTGGTTTGGTCCCAATCAATTGCGCCTTTGAATTCATCAGCAATATAGGCATATTCATATCTTGTGTTACCATAAATCTTAAAGTTTTCAACATCTTCATATCGTTTAATGAAGTCTCTACATTCACGAATGGATCCAAGCGTAATCTCATCCAGGTATTCACCATGGAGAGTTTTCCATTTTGTTTCTTTCTTTGAAGGCAAAAACATAGTAGGCGTGTAACCCACACGGAGTTTTACACGCCTACCGTTTTCTACGCCTCTGTAAAGAATGTTGTTGCCAACACAAATTACATTAGTGTAAAAATCACTCATTAAAATTTAGGAATAGAAGATGCGATTTGAATGCCAGAGCCGAAGACTTGGTTGTATTGATTTGTTAAATCGGTAACTGGTGTGGTTACAGTTAGAACATCCGAAGATGAAAATTTAATGCCAGTAGAAAACTCTACGCAAAAATCTAAGAACGGTGAGAAGCCCATCATTGGACCATCTTTGGTTGGTTGTACAATAACCTGCACAGGTTGCTTTACGGTATATTCACCGCCGCTATACTCAACATCACCAAGGATGGTTTGGTTTGTTTTGAAAGTAATAAGTTTTAAACTCATACTTTAACCCTTTCCTCTGCAAAAAAGGTTTTCAATGTTACCCACTTCTTGGGGAACAACATTTCACGGCCGCGGAAGTCGGCCATGTCTTGGGTTGGGTCATTAACTAGACCAATCAATTCGACCATATTGTCGAACTCACGCAGAACCAGGTCATACTTGTATGCCTGGAGTTTGTTTTCAACTGCCATTTGATAGGCGAGTTTTGATGTATTGATATTACTCAATTTCAATATTACTCCATTGTTTAAGTTTTAGAAATTTGTTTTGCTTTGCTAACATTAATTCTTTCCAATCAACGCCAACATCTTTCTTTACAAGCAAATCAATCATAGCCAGAAGGTCACCCAATTCTTCCTGCAACATTTGAATGTTTGTTCGGTCTTTACCAGGTTTTAATTGGTCAGGACCAAAGCGAAAACATTTGCTTATTGCTTGAGTGACTTCTGCACATTCTTCTTGCAGAATTAAAAGAATTTCTCTAGTATCTTCATCCATAACGATATTATATCACAGTTTAATGAAAGGTGCAAGTACTGGAGCACTCCACCCTTCAGGTTTCATAACTTTACCTGATTCATTCTTAATAACTTTACCAGTCACAGAATCAATCTTGCATAGATTACTACGTGCTACCTCAGCCCATGCACCAGGTACTTCAAAGCCTTTCATGCGGCAGTAACCTAGAATAACCCAAATCATGTCCATACATGCATCTAGTTGTTCTACATCATCTTTGGCTTTAAGTGCGTCTTGAAATTCCCAGAATTCCTCATTAATGAGGTTACGGTAAAGACTAATGTTCTCTATACTGGGAACTTGGTCACATGCGTCAATAAAAATATTAACGTCTTTATTCATATCAGTCATAATATATCCTATTGGTTGCAGGCCGCGGAGTTGCACCGGAACTGAGGATTATGAGTCCTCTGTGATACTGTTTCACCAACCTGCTTTATATTTAGTTTTCTTTAGAAAATCTTTGAAAATTCTCCAGTATCTTTGCCGACGAGTTTCAGTAATCTTACTTACAATAACTTGCCCATCAACATATTCAATGTTCAATAGGTCATTTGTCTTCCAACCCATTTCTTCCATAAGTTCATCTGGCAATTCAATTATTGCATCACCATTTTCACAAATCTCAATGACCTGTGATGTATAAATTTTACTCATATTTCTTCCACCTCAACGGACGCTTTTTGTAAAAAATTGATACCATCATCGCTACGATAAGAGTTCCGATATAGAACACTGTTAATACCACTTTGGTATATAAGTTTGGCACAGTCCAGACATGGAGCATGGGTAATAAACATAGTAGCACCCATACCAGATTCGGAAGACTTAGCAAGTTTCGCAATCGCATTTGTTTCCGCATGTAATACCTCTGGTTTGGTTGTTAGTTTATAACGAAGCCATGGAAGGTCTTCAGTTTTTGGTAACTGTTGTTCACTCCATGGCCACTGTTCTTCAATTTCTTCAGGAGACAACCAACCACCCGCCGTTTGGTCCATATATTCTTTATCTTCACAGTTGTTATCCCAACCTGATGGCATACCATTGTAGCCAATAGATATAATTCTATCGTCTTTGACTACAATGGCACCAACATGAAGTCTACGAGCCGTGGACAATCCAGAGAATGTCTCGGCCGTTTTCATATACGCATCAATAAATTTTTGTTTCATAATTTTGGTACCCCCGGCGGGAGTCGAACCCACATTGGCCAATTATCTGTTGCACACGGGATATAAATCCGCTGTTTTACCATTAAACTACAGGGGCATTATTTCATTTAGTTTGATCGGCTAAAATTTTATAACCTTTACCTGTTGGATGAACTCCATCAGAACTCATGTTACCGGCAGGCCTGGAAAGAACCGTATCACCATACTCACCTGCAATTTTCATTATTGCTTCATGTGCTATTGGTTTACGGTCTTTACCCGGATCAATCCAAAAGACACGTTTACCTTTAATAGCTTCACGCATCTTTTTAAGTTCTTGTTCCGTTTTTACACCTTTATGATCGTTAGCACCAAGGCTGATGACGATTGTATCATAAGACTTGGTTGTAGAATGTGAAAGATAGTCTTTATTCCATTGCCAAGAATTCCAGCCACCTTTAGAATAACTAACACATTCAGGTCGTTTCATTGCTGTACCGACCGCTATGCTATCACCAATAATTAAACAATCAATCATAGCACTTCGTAATCTTCTTTACCTACACCACATTCTGGGCAAAGAAAATCTTCTGGTAAGTCTTCCCACTTACCTTCTGTTTCTTCATCGTGAACATGACCACATACTACGCAAACATAATCGGGTTTCATTATAGTGCCTCCAAAACTTTTTTGTATGCATTAGCATGACGTTCTTCAACTTTCTTCAAAGCATTGAATCGTTTTTCTGCCTTAGCTAAAACTGCTTTGAATTGTTCCGCATGTTCTTTAGATTCGGCGGCTTGTTCTATCGCTTCTTTGACCGCTTCAATGTTACCTTCTCTTTCAGCAATAGCTTGAAACTGTGGATACATTTCTGTAAACTCATAAGTCTCACCTTCAATTGCTTTTTCTAAGCATTCTTTGGTAGAAGGTTTACCAATCAACAATTCTAGATGACCCCATGCATGTAGAAGTTCTTGGTCAGCGGTGTGCCAAAAATGTTTGGCAACTTCTTCATATCCTTCTTCCATGGCAATCTTAGCGAAATACCGATACTTGATATGAGCCATTGATTCGCCAGCCAATGCGCTCTCAAGATTTTTTAATGTTACTGACATTATTATTCTCCGTTTTTGTTTTTGTTTTTCTTCTCATGCACAACAGGCTTGTTTCCAATAAGTTGTGCTTGAATCATAGCATTCTTATACGAATGCCTCTCAAATGGATTAACCATAGTCGCCATACGGCGTTTAACACTACGATTAATTTTAAAGTTAGGACCAGGTTTCATATCAAATCTCCAAAAATTTAAGTTCAAATCTATCTGCACGGTTTTCGTAACGAATGTAACCACGGGGATTGCAAACGATTCTTGTGCTACCAATCATGTAATCAAAGTCTTCATGCGTATGCCCATGAGTCCATAGTTTAATTTGTGGATGGTCAATGATAAAATCATCCAAATCGGAACTATAGCCACCATTCATAATTACTTCTTCTTTATACCGAGGATGTGTTGACTGTTTGCTTGGTGAATGATGACCAACGACAACAAACTTTTGATCCCATTTACCTTCAATCATAATGCGAATGTAGTCCATCATTTGCTTATGGTCTTCAACAGCATCTTCTGGTGTGAAACGAGCCGCACGTTGTTTGAAGATGGGCTTTTCTCTATTGTCTACACC